GGTACATCAACCCCAGCACGTCTTGCACTAGGAACAAACGGACAGGTTTTGACGGTAGATACGAGCACGGCAACAGGATTAAAATACGCTACCGCTGCCGCTGGTGGAATGACACAACTTGCAACTGGTTCGCTTTCAGGTTCAAGCGTTTCAATTACTTCAATTAGCGGAAGTTACAAAAATTTGTATTTAATTTGCACGGGAGTTAGTCCCTCGTCTGCAACTTATCCGCAACTACTTTTAAATTCTGACGGGTCAATGCAAACAAATGGCATTGACGGTCAAGCAGTTTTAAGGTCTTATTATGACGGAATTTACCCAATAGGAAAATCACGCAACATGAATCCCGCTAACGCGCAAGGCACTTTTTGGCTTACAATTTTTGATTATGCAACGACTGGCACTCAAAGAAGTTTTAGCACGCAAGCAGCCTACAAAGATAACGACATTGGAGATTCCGCGTCATTTTTTACAGGGACTTGGCAAAACACTTCAAATGCAGTTACCTCAATTCAAATTCAGCCATTTTCAGGCACATGGGACGCAGGTACTTACACACTTTACGGAGTTTCATAATGACAACCATTAAAGAACATAACGCAACAACAGGTGAAATAATCGAACGCGAAATGAACACCGAAGAATTGGCGCAACGGGAAACTCAAAGAGCAAAAGCGGAAGCAGAAGCCGAAATCGAAGCGCAAAAGGCAGCCGATAAGGCTGCCGTGCTCGCAAAATTAGGTTTAACCGCTGACGAAGTGGCAGCGTTGTTGTCGTGAGCAATTACCCTGACGGTACAAATGCACGGTTGATCGAAGTCGCCGCAGCTGAAGTTGGCACGGTTGAGGAAGGCGACAACTTGACCAAATACGGTAAATTTATGAAGGCAGACGGTTTGCCGTGGTGCGGCAGTTTTGTCAATTGGTGTGCAGCGCAAGCGGGCGTCAAAATTCCCAACGTCGTTAGCACGGCAGCGGGCGCGCACAAATTAAAAGAAATCCAACGTTGGTCAACAATGCCGCAATTGGGTTATCTCGCATTTATGGATTTTCCACACGACGGCATTGACCGCATTTCACACATTGGCATTGTCGTTGGATTAATTGACACAAAGACATGTTTGACGATCGAAGGCAACACGTCTGGGACAGGCGACCAACGCAATGGCGGAATGGTCATGGTGAAGGTTCGATCATACGGTGCAGGAAAAGAAATTGTTGGGTTTGGAGTTCCAAAATTCGTTCCTTACAAAGGCGAATTCCCAACAGTCGAAGCACCAAAATCGGGAGCAAAACCGACAAAGGAGAAAAAATGGACAAAGCCAAAGCCCTAGCAGCGTCATGGGCGCGCTCATTTATGGCAGCAGCACTTGCGTTATACATGGCGGGAGTGACCGACCCTAAGACACTTGCAATGGCAGGTGTTGCAGCGGTTGCACCAGTGATCTTGCGCTGGTTAAATCCGCAGGATAAGAGTTTCGGGTTAACGGGGAAGTAGCCCGAAAAGTCGCGGCGGCATGGTTGGTTTGGGCACTTGCACTAACCATGTCCGCTTGCGGTTATGACGGCTGGGTGCGTTATGAGTGCCAAGAATTCGAAAACTGGTCAAAAGCGGAATGTCAACCCCCCGCGTGTATCCCAACTGGAACGTGCACTGACGACCTACTTGGAATTGAATCGAAACAAACCCGCACGCCGTAAATCGCCTGAGGAAATTCACGCGCAGCTGATTTTGATAATTGGTTCAACCCTTGCTGCGGTGTTTTTGATTGTCACCGTTGGCATAACGTATGCGCTGATCTTCGTTACCCAACCAGTTAGCGCGCAAGCACCAAACGACGCAGCCTTTATTGACTTGTTAAAAACACTGGCAATTTTCCTGACTGGTTCGTTGGGTGGGGTACTTGCTGGCAATGGACTAAAATCCAAGCCCAAGCCGTTAGACACGCCGACAAACACGCAAGGTTCTTGACCGCGCGTTGTTCATGCGTCACCCTGAGTTCAGGTGGTAGTCCTACCGCCAAGAATCGGGAGAATTCAAAATGGTGCTTGATCTATTAGACCCCGCCACGTTGGGGCGTTTGGTGTTGGTAATTGTTCTCATGGTTATGGGGGCAGCGGTTGGTTACGCAAAAGGTTTCAAAGACGGCAAGCGTGAAGGCATGGCACGCCGTAAAGCAATGGTTCGCCACCTAAGCAATAAGGCGGTCAACTAATGGGGTTCTTGGACGGGTATGAGGCTTCACGCGAAAGACTGGAACGCTGGTTGAAAACCTACCCAACGGGACGCATTGAGACCCGTATTGTGGAATTTAGTGCTGAAAAGGGTTACGTCCTTGTTGAAGCAAAAGCGTTTCGAAATGACACTGATCTACACCCAGCGGGAATTGATTACGCCTACGGCTATCAGGGGGCATACCAGCCCAACATGCGTCGTTGGTTTGTTGAAGATTCGACGACTTCAGCAATTATGCGCGTTCAGCAACTTGTCATGGGCGGTGCGGAACGAAGCACGAAGGAAATCATGGAACAGGTCGAACGCACACCAGCCAAGATCGCAAACACAGATTCGACCGATTACTGGACGACAAAGTTTGGTGACGTGCCAAGTTACAAAACCGCAGCTGAAGCCGAGCAGTCTGGCATTCCGTCGTTAGGTTCATCAATGGACGAAATTGCCAAGCAACTGGGCGGGGAATTGGTGCAAGAAGCACCGCAGTGCAGTCACGGGCACATGATTTGGAAGCAATCACACGAAGGCGCACCAAAGTCATGGGGCGGTTATTTCTGCACCGAGCGCACTAAGGCAACCCAATGCACGCCGCGTTGGTACGTCCTACGGTCAACAGGTAAGTGGGAGCCACAGGTATGAGCGACTTCATTGAAATCATCAATCCGCAAACCATGAATGCAAAACTTATGGAAAACGGTGAAGTCATTGCAGAATACAAAGTGGAGCAATGCGACAAGTGCTCAAAACTGACCAAGTTTGACGCGTTTGGTTACCAAAAAGGTTATGACAAAGCCGAAAAGATAATCTGGTTTTGTGCGGGTTGCCGATGAACGCTTACATGCCACCGAGCAAAACTGACAATTGGTCAACACCCCAAAACCTTTTTGACGAATTAAATGCGATTCACAATTTTACATTGGACGCAGCTGCTAGTTCGACAAACCATAAAACGCAACATTGGTGCGGTCTTGATCATGAAAACCCAGGAATGCGCGACGGGCTTTCAATTACATGGGAAGGCAATCGCGTTTGGTGTAATCCGCCTTATGGTCGCGTCATAAAAGACTGGGTCAAGAAGGCGCACAATGAATCCCGTCACGCTGAAATTGTAATGTTGTTACCAGCACGCACCGACACGGCTTGGTTTCATGATTATGCAATCCAGCACAAAGTCACGTTTATTCGTGGACGTTTGAAATTTGGTGGTCAAATGGGTTCAGCACCATTTCCTAGCATTTTGGTGGAGATGAAATGAAAATGCAGTTAACCCGTGAAGAAGAATTTACATGCCATGAAGCGGCGTTGTACTTAGCCAGCCAGAATAAAGACTATTGGCGAACCCGTGAAGGCGGTTACTCAACAGACAAGTCATTGCACGATCTAATCGCCCAAGACGCACAAAGCATTGGCAGCGAATGGGTCGTGGCAAAATACTTAGGATTGGAATTTGACCCGTTTGAACAAAAGGGAAAAGTCAAAGCCGACGTGGGCAGTCATTTTGAAGTGCGCTGGACAAAGTACGTTGCGGGTCATTTAGTCGTTCATGAATACGATCGACCTAATGACGTTGCAATTTTGGTGACTGGTGAATCTCCCAACTATTTCATTGCGGGCTGGATTCCCATTGCTATGGCAAAACGTCCCAAGTACCGTCATACCAAGCAACCGAATTGGTGGGTTACACAAATAAACCTTCAGCCGATCGAGAATTTACGGAGAAGCAATTATGGAAACAATCCAGTTTGAGTGCAGAAAATGCAAAAAGATAACAAAGCAGCTGATTCACAAAATAACGGACAACCTTCCCAATGGTGTCGAAGTAATCCAATGCACGAAGTGCGAAGTCATGGGGGTTGCACAGATAGGGAGTTCCAATGCCGATCTATGAGTTTGAATGCACGGTGTGCAAAATCCGTGTTGAGGTGGATAAGTCAATCCACGACGAGAACCAATTAATCTGCTGCGGGGCAAACATGAGCCGACGCTACTCAACTTTTGGCATTTCATTCAAGGGTGAAGGCTGGGGTCACCAATGAAAATTCTGAACTTATACGCTGGCATTGGTGGCAATCGTAAGTTATGGGGCAACGACCATGACATTACCGCCGTTGAATGGGACGCAGACATTGCGAAGGTGTACGCAGACCATTTTCCAAATGACAATGTTATTGTGGGTGACGCGCACGAATTCCTTTTGGGTCATTTCAGTTATTTCGACTTTATCTGGACTTCACCGCCATGCCAATCACATAGCAGCTTTAGACAAAACATTGGGGTGCGCTATCGTGGGGTTAAGCCAATCTATGCAGACATGAAATTGTGGCAAGAAATCATTTTCCTTCAATACAATTTCGCAGGTAAGTTCGTGGTGGAAAATGTAAAACCGTACTATCCGCCATTGATACCGCCAACGGCTGACCTTCAACGTCACCATTTCTGGGCTAATTTCGACATTCCAGACGCAACGATCGAGAAGGACAACCTAAGAGCTGCACAGATTCCACAATTGCAAGAATTGCATGGATACAATCTGGACGGCTACAAATTGCCAAACAAACGTCAAGTATTGCGAAACTGCGTACTTCCAGCGTTAGGCAAGCATGTCTTCGATCAGGTGACACTATGAAAAGTTATCCACAGGTGTTATCCACAGGGGTGCAAAAGGTGTGGGACACGCCCAACACTATGCGTAAGTTATTCACTTGCTTGACAGGTGCGCTACGATCTAATCGCTTGAAGCGCGCCGCTGAGGCGGTGAGCGCGCGAGGGCGAATCGATCTAATGGGCAAGTTCTGTGCCATAACGGCAGTGCTTTCAATAACGGGCACACTCAATGCCAATGCAGCTAACTATTCAATAGACCACTTGAAACTCTATGCACATTCAAGGATTCTGGACTATAAGGAATTCCAGTGCTTTAACAAGATCATCACAAAAGAATCACGGTGGTCATACACTGCACGCAATGGCAGTCATTACGGACTGGGTCAAATGAGATCGAAGCACTATCGTGACCTAGACCCATTCAGACAGATAGACGCTACAATCAAATACATAACAGTTCGTTATGAAACACCATGCAAGGCTTGGGCTTTCCACATTAAAAGGAATTACTACTAATGGCAAGTGCACTGCGGGACACTGGTAGCACTGCACGTTGGCGCAAGATCAGACAACGGATACTTGAACGCGACGCTTACACTTGTCAAGCATGCGGGCTTGAAGGCAACACGGTCGATCACATCATTCCAAGAAGTTTGAACGGCACTGATGATGAATTCAACCTTCAATGCTTATGCACCGCGTGCAATAGTGCAAAAGGCGGCATAAACCGCTTAAACGGCAAAAATGGGCAAAGGGGGGGTTTTTTTAGCGGGCTTCCGACACCCCTGACCCTTCCTGTTTTAAATTCCCCCCAAAACGGTTCAAGAAGCCACGAAAATGACTGAGAAGGTCTTAATAGGTCACCAGAAGCCCGCAGAAGGCTTAGAAGGGCTGCAA